AGTTTTAATTTGATCGAAATCTAAATTTGCAAATTGAGTGAAAGGCATTTTACCTTGTTGCCTCTACGATAAAAGTAAATTCTTGTACTGGAAATTCTTGACCAATAATTTCAAATGTTACAGTCACTTTAAATTCATTTGTATCTGGACTGGGATTTACCTCAACATTTAAGTTATTCACTCTTGGTTCATATTGTGTAATTGTGTATTTAATTTCCTGCTCAATTGCAGAAGCAGTTCCAAAATCAACAAATTCAAATAAACTAGAGCGAACATTTGATCCTAAATCAAGATTAAAAAATCTTTCAGTTGGAATTGTTTGGACTAAATTGCGAATAGAGCGAATAATTGCTCTTTCATTTGTAATCACAGGTAAATCCTTTGTCACAGGATGGGGATCAAAGGATAAACTAATATCTTTAAAAGATCTAGAAATCCTTGTAACTGTCATTGAAATAAGTGTTTTGATTTATTTATGCTTTATTTCCAAACATTTCCATAAAGTGGCTCAGTTCCATATTCCCAATCATCATAATCTTCATTATTTCTTATTTTTTCATGTAAATCATTTTGATCTTTAAAATTATGTTTTGGTGCAGAATCATGCATAATTTCTTGAATGATTCTTTTTGGTGAATCCACATTCATATTATAATCTGTAATTAGTTTATTCGTTCCCCACATTCTATACATGTAATTTTTGTCTCTATCTACTGACATTTTTTCTCCTGTTTTAATGAATAAAACAGAACTTTTATTATTGTGCGGTTCTATCGCACAATTCTATTTAACGATATAATTCTCTAATATTATAATCATAAGAATTCAGGTATTTAAGTAACTCAATTGCAATTAATTTAGGATTTTTTTCCCCACAAGTATAAACATCAATTGCTAAACAGTTTTTTTCAGGCCATGTATGACAGGAAACATGACTTTCAGCAAGAGTTACTACAATTGTACACCCTTGAGGTATAAAACAATGTGAAAAAATATTTAAAATTGTCATTTTTGCACGTTCGATACCTACAATCATGACTTTTTCTAAGGATTCAACATCATTTATGAGGTTAAAATCAACATTATACACCTCTAAAAGTAGGTGTTTACCCATTGAAAAATGATTCAAGTTAAAAAATTTTATTAAAAAAATTATTTATTCTCTCTTTCTCCCGGTGTTTTCCAAAAATAATCATCAGTATCTCCCAATCTTTCCCAATTTACCCCATTTTCAACCTGATATTTTATGGTAGAAACTTTAAAATCTGGAATTTTTGGAGTTTCTGGTGACAAACTATTGTCAAAAATTCTACATCTATTATTTGGGTAAAGTGCAAATTGACCATTAATTAGTTCGATGAGATTAAACGATTTATGTTCTTCTGGAACTTCACTTGTACTGTAATCAATTACATCTGAATTGTAGTGATAATTGTCTAAGGTGCATATATATTGACCTCTAAGAGTTCCAAAATGTCTTGATAATATCTCCCAATCCATCGAAGCAATAAATTGTTTACATATTGTTCTAATTCCATAATCCATACAATTCCAAAATTGTAAATTGGGAAGATCTAAGTCAAGTTCTGGTGTTTTGGGTTCTGAAACAAATGCTGAAATTGGTAATTTATCATAAAGAGCACCATATTCAGGTAAATAGGTCTCAAAATAAAAAGCACGTCCAGGTATGCTTTTAGCACATACCCAGACGCCTTCTACAAATTCACCATATCCGTCTTTAAAATCACGAAGATATTCTTTACGAATCCAAACTTTTTGTGCTGGTAAATTTGTTAATAAACAACTCACTACCCTTTACCTTGACCTCTATATTTTTTCCGTGCTCCATTACGAGATGATGCTGCATATTTAGTTCCACCACCATTTCCTTGACGAGACTTTTTTGGTTGACCTGGAATATAAAATCCATTTTTTCCTTTTGACATAGACATAAGAGTTATTCTCCAATAATTTCGGTTTCAATTTCTTCTGGCTTTGGTGAACCAGTTTTATAGTACTCAAGAGATAAATCTTCTAAAGCATCAAAATATTCTTCTTGTGTTAATGAGGAATAAATTTTACGACCTCTACATAGAATATTATATTTTTCTATCATTTTATTAGATGATTCTTGTTTTTTCGTGTCCAACCCGAATACGAGGATCACACCAAATGTCAAAACCTGCTTCTTTTGCGTCCAGACAGAAACTTACATCTTCTCCACACATATCTTGAACTTCGCCAGATTCAAAAACTTGCATCTTTGGGGCAAACCAAGGATATTTCATTTCTGGATGTTCAAATACTCCGTGTTTAATTAAAAGCCAACCAAATCCTGTATAATCTACTGTAAATGGTTTTCTTCTTTTTGAAATGCTTTCAGTTGTTTCATGATTCATTACTCCACCATTGTTTCGAAAATCACCTTCTTCTAACCAATGTGCTACAGAAGTTGTACGACCATCTTCAGTGCAATACCAACCAGCAGCAATATCTTTATCCATTAAAACCAACTGCCAGAATTTTTCTGTATTGAAAACGATGTCACTATCAATCCATAATTGATAGTCATAATTAAGTTTTCCATCCCATGGAATTTGATCTGGTCCTCTCAGTACATTTGCACCAAGACATTTGCATCTTGCAAAATTAACCATTGATGAGTAATCTTGCGAAATTTGAATGCTTGCTCCCGATTGAACTAAGTCAAAACAAAGTTGAACAAAACTTTTCAAATAAGTGTAAGACACTCCTCTTCCAGGAAGACAAAAGACAACTGATTTTCCATTAATCATTTCTTTTGCTAAATTATAATCCCACTCTTGTTCTTGTTGAACTGTGGGTGCTTTTGCTTTTACTGTAAATCCTTTAGCCATAATTGAATAGTTTTACTTTCATATCATACAACAATATGTATGTCTTGTCAATTTTTTATTTTTCTGAAATGATTAACTCAGTTCCTTCCAGTTTTATAGAAACTTCTGTATCTTCATACCAAAAAAGTTCGTTTATAATTGATTCTGGAATTGTAATGTAGTACTCTCCTGTAATTGAATCGACCTTTAAAACTTCAAAATTCTCCCCGAAATTTTTTTTCATGTATTGTAAACTATCTTTCGATTTTTATATATGTATTTTTATTTTTAATATTCTACTGTTCCTTCTGGATAAATCTTTGGCGGCATAATTTTTTTGCGGAAATTTTTTTTATTTACTGGTATTTTATAATCTATTTTAGCATAATATTTAAAGGTCGAAAGCAAGACTTTGTAGACTCCAGGGACCCATCGATTTATATAACCCCCCCATTAAAACCTTATAATATTATAAGGATCGCGATCCTTATAACGACGCCCGCAAAATATAATAAACCCGCCATCAATTTAACTGCCAAACACGAACGAATGACTGCCCCCCACGAATATAAGTAGGGGGCACAAGTCTCAATGAAAACTATCAGGACTGAATGTAATCCATAGGGGGTTGATCACCACAACCGTAAACATTGCAGAATGACTCAGCAGCTGCTTCCTGTGCTGGGTTGATTGTTGCCACCGTTCCAAAATCGGGACGGATTGCAACCATTGCGACCAGGAAAAGAATCATTGCTCTGGTGAAGTTCATTGAAGCGAATGTGTTGAATGAAAATATAAGGAACTGAGTGGTGGGGTTCAATACCCCAACCACTGCAGAAATTCACCAGCGTCTACAGGTCCGAACTTAGCAGTGGTTCCATAATCGGTGCGGAAATCATCCCACAATCCATGAAGCTTTGCTGCGTAGGATGCTTGTGCCCAACTGATGCAATCATTCTCATCAGTACAATCCCAGAGGGTGGAAGGAAAGGTGGAGCAATGCATGAGATTTGTTGCGGTTGAATGTAATTGTAGCGGGGGGATTGGTTACCCCCCGGCAGGATTACTTTGAACTTACATATGCTGCAGTTTCTGAATACGTAGCGGCGATGACAGTAGCTGGCAGACCCCAATGAATGTATGCGGAAGGACGGGAACCATTCTTCAGTTGGTCAGCACGTGAGATCCATTTGATCTGGCGGGTCTCAAGGTCACTGCACATAGCGAGAGGGAAGATGGACATAGGTGGGGAGGTGTGAACTGAGAGAATTCTACAGGGTATGGGGGAGGGGGTCAAGCCCTCTTCCGGATCTTTTCAGCGTGGCAGGCAGCGCGGAATTCCTTAGGGGTCATCGCTGCCTGTCCGGGGCGGGGTCCGCGACGGGGCAAGCGGGTGACCTTGAATTCTCCGGAGGAGATGGCGGCATTCAGTTCGGCAGTGGTCATCGGGTGGGTTGCAGTTGAGAGAATTCTATCGGGTATGGGGGGGGAGGTCAACCCTCCCGTTAATGTGAGTCAAATCACATTTGACCCATAAATCTGCACTGAACCTAGGTTACAGTGAAGGTATATTGCACCTTCACAGAAGAAATCGCTACGGGTTTGATTATCGGTTTCTTCCAGCACTTTGTCGAAAATTTCTTGCTGATACGAGTCAAGATCACCAATAAAAACCCTGTTGGATTCATGGGTGAGAAGGAGACTGGAAGCGAGAAACTGTTCGGTGGTCATTGAGGGGTCCCTTGCGGTTGAGAGTATTGTAGCACGGATCGGGGGGAGGTCAAGCCTCCCACTCATCTTCGGGGGTCAGTGCCCAGACCAGAGATTCCAGCTGGCAGGCATAGGAGTAATCCTGCCCGTGATGGCGGACCTTCCAAAGTTGGGTGCCGTAGGGGTTGGGGATGCGGTCGATCCGCTCCACACCGTAGGGCGCCAGCATGACCATCGCTTCGGAAATCAGCATCGGGTGAACTTGTGAACTGAGAGAATTCTAAGGGGTCCCTGCCGGTTCCGGAGGACCCCTTGTGCCAGTCTGCCGACCGTCACATTTCACTTAGCATCTCATTCAATTCTTTAACATTAACGCTCGGATCCATCCAACGGACACCATCGGGAGTCATCTGCCCAAAGTTATGCTCAAGGTGAGGAATCAGGCGGTTGTAGTTATCAAATTTCCGGGCAAGTTTCCAGAAACCATACTCATTCTGCAACCAGAGTGAGATATTCCAGGTTTCGTAGTTTGCCCAGCCGTTGTAGGAATTGTCGGTCATTGAAGTGAAAGAATGAAGGTGAACTTGTGAGGGAGGATTATCACCCCCCACCATAGACATAACTCAGCAAACCAGCAGGATGTTGAACGTTCTCAATTACAGTGATGGTAGCACTTTCGTCATATTCTTTAGCGTGCCAGGGTGCGCTGAATTCTTCAGTAAAGATCTCCCGGCACTGTTCTTTAGATTCAGCGGCAATCACACACATTCCGGAGGTGTAATCGGTCAGCACGTCATTGATAATGTAGAGATTCATTGGTTTGAGTGGTTTGGTGAACTGAGAGAATTCTAAGGGGTCCCTGCCGGTTCCGGAGGACCCCTTGTGCCACTTAGGGGATTGGCACCCCTAAACTGCTACCCAGTAGGTGTTGACCCGATCAGGAGTCTTCTCACCGATCTCACGCTGCTCAGCCATAATGTACTGATCATGAGGACGGGCTGAGCGCCAAGCCTGAACTTGAAAGTAGCAATCTTCCAAAGTGTGGGGATATGCCACCGTGCTGATGATCTTACCATTCCGCACCATAGCTACAGCGAACGGATAGCGGGTGGGGGAGAGAATGGTTTTCAGGGGAGTGGGGGCGGTCATCGGGTGAACTTGTGAACTGAAAGAATTCTAAGGGGTCCCCAGCGGTTCCAGAGGACCCCTTGTGCCACTTAGGGGATTGGCACACCCCGGAGAGAATTAATTATAATTAATTGTGAGAAGTGATTATATCAGCGGTTGTGTGAAGTGTGTTTGAGGTTGCAACTCTAACCATGGGAGAGAATACAAAAGCAACTGCAAAGATGAGGGCGATTGTTTTCATTTTAGATGATGAGTTGGAATTAAAGTTCTTTGAGGACTAAGCCTCAACCGTGGTCATAATGATTCCGGTTTCGTTATAACGAAGAGTGACACTGCAGTTATACTCTTCTGCCAGATCGTATGCCAGATCATAAGCACGATCCATGTCGGTGGTGGTATTCTCCCAGGGAGCAGCGGGGCAGAGGACGTCGATTCGCATCGGGTGAACTTGTGAACTGAAAGAATTCTAAGGGGTCCCTGCCGGTTCTGGGGGACCCCTTGTGCCACTTAGGGGATTGGCACATAGAGAGTTCCGTATTTACTGAATGCAGATTTAAATCTATTTAAATCATTTCCCAAGTATATAATCCCAGACTGAAACGGTGCTGCACCCTTACCCGAACCAAATTTGAGGCGGCGGTTAACTGCAATCCACGGGTAGTTTTTAATTGAATTCCACCACTTTGTGGAGATGTCAACTTTAATTAGAAGAATCATTTCTTTAGAGTTTCCGGATTCATACTGGTGAGCAGCATAGGGAATCCATTCTTTACTGTTACTGTAAGGGTGATTCATGAATACACTATCCGCAACCCAATCATGAGATAAACCGTTTGTTGCTTCAGTGTAAACTTTACTTGCTGGCACGTTAGGTTCAATCTCATCATTTGAGCAGGGGTCTAAATCTAACTTACCACCAAAGAACTTTAGAACGTCTGCCACAAATTCTGGGGGAGTATTCCAACAATCGGTACGATTTCCTGTAGTTGCTGTTAATGCTTTGAGTGCAGATGATGCCATATTAAATCTCCATTATATCATGAATTCTTCAATAAATTGTTCGTGTGAAATGATACGAACATCCGGGTAGATTTTTTTCATATTAGACTGAAACTCTTCACTTAAATAATAATCCTTCCACTTCCAAGCTTTATCAGGTCCAGCTAATACCAGCACAGCAAATTTATATCCATGGTCATCTACAGCGTGCTGAAGTTTCATAATCTCAAAAGGAATTTTTTCCTCTGCAGTTCCTTGAACACGTTGAAACTTAAGACTCAACAATATAATACCATTCAGCAGAATATCAATATAATGCTTGCCACCATTACGCTTTGAACCAATGTTAACCTGAGATTCTACTTTGTGATCGGTATGTTCAATTAAAAGTTCTTCGATTACATCTTCATAAGATTTTCCGGTTGTAGTGTCACGGGAAGCGTTGGTTGCCATTATGGTGGGGGTGTGAACTGAAAGAATTGTAAGGTATCAGGAGGGGTCACAGAGGACCCCTTGTGCAAGTTTAGAGATTGGACCAAAGAGCATCTACAATTATATCAGCAGCGCCACCCAGATCATCACGAACAATCAGGCGCAGAATCTCAGCTCCCTCAGCAGATTCAAGCATCTGCCGGATATTCTCAGCAGTGCGTGGATCCTGTGCAGCAGCAGAGATCATTTCACCGATAGCGGTCAGGTTGCAAGAGGTGAGGGTCATCGGGTGAACTTGTGAACTGAAAGAATTATAAGGGGTCCCTGCCGGTTCCAGAGGACCCCTTGTGCCACTCTCTCAGGCGGCACACTGAAAGCGACCGCTGGTGAAGTTCGCATAACTGAAGCACTCACGATTTACAAGTTTCATCATACCAAACT